TCGCACTCAGGCCCTGCGTCGCGCCATGTGCCGAGAAATTCCACGGTGCGCTGTACGAGGTTCACCGGCACATGAAGCCCGGACGGTTCGCCGGATGATGCTGGCGCTGAAAAGAGGGCGCGGAATTCCCACTGGCTTTTCTCCAGGCCATTTGCAATGTCTTCACAAATCGCATCCACCGACTTCTTCGGTAGGTTCGACCATTCGTACCACTCTCCTGAGTGGCGATTCATTCGCCTGCCTTGCCACAGCACCGGCTCTACCGAAGGCTCGGGAGTAGAGCGTTCAGCCGCAATGCGCTGCTCCTGATCGTAGTGGCCCTTGCAGTAATTCCCGTGCGTTGCATCCTGGTCGCAGCCCTCGAACACGCAGAAATAGCGCACTCCAGCCCCGGCGGATGAGCGCAGCTTGTCCACGATGGTCACGAACATTTCCAGCAGATGCAGCTCCGATCCGACCCTGTACCGCTGTCCATGGAATCGCTGGCGGGCTTTTGCCACCACGTTATCGACGTGCGCGGCAAAAACTTGTTCCTCTGTAGCGCTCATGGCGTATACCTCACTGCTCTGAACTGCTGATCCAGCATCAGAAAAGCGCTAGCGAATTCCTTGGCTTCAGCTCTGGTGAGCGGCTTCAGGTCGCGATTCATCCACAGATGCGGACGCCACGCAGACCACTTTCCCCAGCGCGCTACCAGCCGACTGCGGAACTTGGGGTATCGCTGCCGAGTTCTGATCTCGACAACCCATAGGCCGCGCAAGCTTCGCCCTTCTCTGGCGATGAACGTGCCGGCTTCGAGATCCCGCAGCTTTGACATCATGCTGCCCACCCGACCCCGGCCATGCGGTGGCCTACCCTGCCCGGTGCGTATCTCGGCGCTCACGCCTGCCGCTTTCCAATGCGCAGCATCGGCAACTTGGGCAGGCCGTGTTCCATGATGTCGCGGATCTGCTCGACCGTGGGCTTCGGTGCTCCGAATATCCGGGGGCGGACCAAGGCGCCGCGCGCACCGATCGGGCCGGTGCTGACAAACTCGACTTCGACCGCGCCGCCGATACCGCCCAGGATGGCCGCCATTTCCATCAGCGTGGTATCGGCTGAAAGGTGCAGCTCCCATCCTGGCTGCTCGGGCTCGGTTACGTCCGTGAACGTCATTTTGCCCTCCGGGGCGGGTTGCGGTTTTTTGCGAGTCTCGCAATATTCAGCACTGGCGTCAACGCTGGCGCCTGGCCGGCCCGGGCCCGGGGTTGCGCGGCGCGCAAGGCCGGCTACAATGCGTCGCGCGATGGCCGATACCCTGTTGACCCAGATCCGAAAGTCCCGGGGCCTTTCCCTCGATGATGTCGCTGGAAAGGTCGGCACCACTGCGGGCACGCTCTCAAGGGTCGAGCGGGGTGAGCAAACGCCTAAGAAGGAACTTGCCCGTGCGCTACACGAATTCTTCGGCGGCGCCGTGCCTCTCGGTGCGGTCTACGACGCCGCGTATCCCGACTAGCTGACTTGCGGTTTTTTGCGTGGCGCGCAATATTACGCGCCCATGCAACGCTCCCCCGATCTGATCGCGCCGGCGGCTTCCGAGTACGTGGAAATGCCGAGCGGCCTCATCCTTCCGGATCACCTGGCCGAGGAAATTGCGCGCAGCTCTCAGTTCCCCACGGCAGTGGATCTCTTCGCCGGCTGCGGTGGTGCGACGTGCGGCATGATCCAGGCCGGCTTCCATGTCATGGCCGCTGTCGACTTCGATGCGCAGGCCGCGATTACATACATGATGAATTGCGGTAGCTACCCCTGCCAGTTCGTGTTCGTCGAGGATGCGGATAAACGTCGCCTGGAGAAGGCGCTCTCCAAGTCGTACCGCAAGCCCGGCAAGAAGCCCGGCGCCGAGCAGCTCGAACTGTCGACCACTTCGGGCAGCGGCTGGATCTCCAGCCTGGATCCGCGGCCACCTGGCTGCGGGGTTTTCTTTCTCGGTGACGTCCGGAAGATCAGCGGCCGCGAAATCCTGCGGTCGATCGGCCTGCAGCGAGGTGAGCTCGATTGCGTGGTCGGTGGCCCGCCGTGTCAGGGCTTCAGCCGTGCGGGTAAGCAAAACGTCATGGATCCCCGCAACTCGCTGATCTTCGAATTCGCGCGCCTGGTCTGTGAAATGAACCCGCGCACGATCGTGATGGAGAACGTGCCCGGCCTGGTCGACATGACAACGCCGGAAGGGCTCCCGGTCATCGATGCGTTCTGCCGTGTCCTGCAGGATGGTGGCTTCGCGGGCCTCGATGCGATGAAAAAAGCGATGCGCCAGCAGGGCATGCTCGGCCTGGTGCGCGGCAAGGTGGATCGGAAAAAGAAGCGAGCCCGTCGATGATCATCGGTACCAACATCAGCCAATGCCGGAAGTATCGGTACACGCTCGAGCGTGACCTCGGGCTGCTCGGCGAGGGTGTCCTGCTCTTCATGATGCTGAATCCCAGCACCGCCGACGAATTCCACAACGATCCCACGTTGAAGCGCTCCATCGGCTTCGGCCAGAAGTGGGGCTATCGGACGCTGCTGGTCGGGAACCTGTACGCGTTCCGCTCGAGCAAGCCCGCGGATCTCTGGGAGGCGGAGGATCCAGTGGGCCCGGAAAACTGGCCCTGGCTGGTGAAGCTCTTCGAGGTCGCGGACACGATCGTCTGTGCCTGGGGACAGAAAGGCCCCCGCGAATCCTACGCGGACGTCATGGATGACTTCATTCGGAACCACCGCGCCGCGATCAAGCGCAGCGCACCGACGTTCCTCACCATGAATGCAAACGGCTGCCCTGGCCATCCGCTGTACTTGAAGGGCGATCTCATGCCGCAGAGGTGGCAGTGAAATTCGAGACCGAGGCAGCGCTCTGTGATGCGTTCATGTTCTGGGCTCGGGCCCAGGGCTGGGTCTGCTACCCGGAAACGGACGGCTGGGACTTGATCCTTGTCGATCGTCACGGCTTCCAGATCGGCATCGAGGCGAAGCTGCGGCTGAATTTAAAGGTCATCCAGCAGGCGCTCCCGATCTATGGTGGTGCCTCCGTTGGGCCCGACCATCGTGCTTTGCTGGTACCCGACTACGACGGCAGCCTCGAGCGCCTGCTCGAATCGCTCGGGCTCTATGTATTCCATGCCGGCTCCAGCGATCGCTACCCGTTCCGGCACCACGAGCCCGAACTGCGCGGCGAAGCCTGGACGCGCCGTGGTGAGACAAACATGTTCGATTGGAACCCAGTTCGGCGCTGCACGCTGCCGGAGTACGTGCCTGATGTCCGCGCCGGCGTCTCGGCGCCGCTGCAGCTCACTCCCTGGAAGATCGGCGCGCTGAAAGTGCTTGCGCACCTCGAGCGCCACAGCACCATCACTCGGGCCCAGATCAAGGCCTTTCACATCGATCCGCGCGGGTGGACCGATGGGAAGCGCTGGCTTGTGCCCTTCGATGGTGATCCGAAACGTGGCGGCCGGTACATCAAGGGGAAGAACTGCCCGCGGTTCGATCAGCAGCACCCCACCGTCTATGCCCAGGTGCTCGCCGACCTCCCGGCGCCGCTGAATTCCGACGTGCTCGACCAGCTGCTATGAGTGCTCCGACGCGGCCGGTTCTGCGATACCACGGCGGAAAGTTCCGCCTGGCGCATTGGGTCATCGCACACTTCCCGGCGCACCAAGTCTATGTCGAACCTTTCGGCGGTGCAGCGTCCGTATTGATGCGCAAGCCCCGGAGCCCTGGAGAAATCTATAACGACGTTGACGACGAGATCGTCGGCCTGTTCCGTGTGCTCAGGGATCCGAGTACTGCCGAGCGCCTGCGGCAGCGGATGATCCTTACGCCTTTTGCGCGCTCCGAGTTTCGCGCGTCCTATGAGCCCACCGAGGATCCGGTAGAACGTGCTGCCCGGCTGGTCACGCGATCGTTCATGGGCTTCGGCTCCGACAGCGCGACGCGTGGATCCATCACAGGATTCCGGATTGCTGTCTCTCGCGAAGTGTTCACGGATTTTGTCGGCGGCAAGCGCAAAGATGGCGGCGGCCAATCATCAGCGATCGATTGGGCTGCGTGGCCTGCGGCCATTCCTGCTTTCGTTAGGCGCCTCTCTGGCGTTGTGATTGAGAACCGTTGCGGCATGAAGGTCATGGAACAGTCCGACTTCACTGATGCGCTGCACTACGTGGATCCGCCTTACCCGAAATCCACGCGCACGCGGGTCGGGAAAGGCCGCGGGTATCGTCACGAAATGTCAGACGACGAGCATCGGCTCCTGGCCTCTTGTCTTCACGGCCTGCGCGGCATGGTCGTGCTCTCAGGCTATCGATGCGCGCTGTACGACGATCTCTTCGCGGAATGGCATCGCGTCGATCGTCATCATCGCGCCCAGCAGGCCAAGGCCTCGGTGGAATCGCTGTGGCTCAATCCCGCGGCCTACAACGGGCTCTCCCAGCGGCCGCTGCTGTAGCCCACTTCCCCTTTCCTCTACTGAAATGATGGCGCTGCTGCGGCGTGGCCCCGTGGGCTTCGCCCACGTCTGGCCTATGTCTCTCGACTGATATCGGCTCCAAGAACGTCTCTGTGCTCGCCTTGGGCCTATGTTCATGCTGGTGAGGTCGCCACGGCGTGCCCTACCCGCGATCGGTCGCAGGGCTCGCCGCGTCCATGCCCACGCCGGAGCCGGCCGCTGTCTGCATCATTCGGCCCGGTTGCCCGTGCCGCACCCTGTCGCGCTCCCAGACTTCACGCCGCGCGTCCGCTGGTCGGTGGCCCCCAGTAGCGGATCTCGGCCGGTGCGCTGGCGTACTCCGCCGTCCACACCGGCCAAGTCCGGTGCGATGTCGAGGCCCTGTCTTACGCGGGGACGGATTGCAAGGCTCGCGGGCGCGGGTAGAATGCGCTCACGTGCTGCGGAACCAGCCGTCTCCGGTGGGGTCTGTCAACCGCTACCGAACTGCGCCCCCGGGGGAAACCTCGGGGGCGTTTTCACATTATGCCCCCCGCGCTACGCAGTGCAACGAGCCCCCATGGGTTGTATGGCGGGGCTCCCATGGCCCTATATCTGGTCTCCCGGCGGCTCGATTTGCCTTTTTTCGTATGCGGCCGCTCCTACGCGGGCTCGGCGTTTGTGCTCGAAATGTGATGCAGTTGACTTGTGTTTTTTTGCGTCCCGCGTAATATCTCTCTCACGCGCTGGGTGGTTCCGGCGCCGAATCTGGAGGCTCAAATGTCGCACTCTTTCTCTCGCTCAAATGCTCGCCGCCGTCAGGCCGAGCGTGATGCGCAGCTCGCTCGGGACGTCGCGCAGCCGATGCCCGCCCACATCGAATCGTTGAACGGCACGCTCTCGCTGGCGGCCGATGCCACGCTGGTCGCCATCCTGAAGTCGGGCATGGACGGTCGCATGTTCCTGGCCTACCAGCTGATGAACCGCGGCCTGAACCTCGACGGAAAGTGGGTCGGCTTCGCGGAAGCCGAGCGGCTGTTCGTCGCCGCCTTCCCGCAGGCCACGGATCCCGACTCGCGGTTGCTGGTATGAAGGCGCCCCAAATGTCGGCCAGGGATGTCCTGGCCGCTCGCCAGCAGGATCTCCGAAACGCTCGGGAGTTTGGCACGGCGCAACAAGTCGCCGACGCGGCGGCGGCCGTCAAACGGGCCGCTCGAGCGGTGGTGCGGAAGTCCTACCCGAACTCGAAACTGTGACGCGTGTCGCTTGCGGTTTTTTGCGCGCTACGCAAACATGCTTTCCACGCGCTGGGTGGTTCCGGCGCCAAATCTGGAGGCTCTCATGGAAACTTCTTCTTCCCCTTCGCCGACCGATGTCGTGGAAATCCTGGCGCGCTGCCGTGTCGGTGAGGCTGCTTTCGGCGACGATCTCTGCGGTGAACTTCGCCTGGTGCGCCGCGCCGATGGCAAGTTCGAGGTGTTCGTGTTCGGCGGGTTCCTGCCCAGCGGGGCCGGCTCCGTGGTGAGGTTCACGGCGCCCTCGGCGTTCGCGGTCTTCGGGAACGTGGCCGCGCAGATGCTGGCCGACGAGGCTTCGGAGCGTGCGCTGTGAGCGGCTTCGGCGACAGCGTGCGGGCTCTCACTCCCGTGACCGTGTCCACCCGCGACTTCGAACTGGCCCATGGCAAGAAGCCGCGCGGCCGTGGTCACTGGGCCTTTTACTTCAAGTTCAACCGCCTGGCCGGCGGCTGCGTGGATCCCTGGTTCGTGCCTGGTGAGCAGCTCTATTCCGCTGCGAAGAAGGCCGCGATCGCGGAGGCTCGCCGCCGTGGATTTAATCGGGTGGAGGTGGGCTCATGATCCGCGCGAATTACAATCAGCGGATGGCGTTCCATCGCCTGGTCCGGCTGAACAAACCGCGCAGCTCGGAGCCGCCTCTGAAGTTGTCCGACCTTCGCAGCTTGCGTGCCATCGCCATGCGCGACGACCGCGCCGGCGCCTACTCGGGGTACAGCCCATGAACGATGGAACCTTCCGGCGCGATTCGCGCCAGCTTTCGATCTTCTCCGCTGCTCGGGTGCAGCTGCAGGGTCAGGACGCCTCCCGGGCGTTTGCCCCTGAACCACCGGCTTCACCGCCGTTGGGGCAGCCCGCAAATGTTCCAGCCCTCGGCGGCTCGGGCGGCGGGGAAGATCCTTCCGACTTGGCCTACGCGCAGAAGCTGATCAGGGACTACGGTCCGACTCGCGCGATCGCCATCGCTGTCGCCGAAGGTCGCAAAGGCGCTGCGGATCTCATCCAGCAAGCGGTCGCCGATGCGGTGGCCATGGCCGTCACCGTGCAGGAAGCGCGCGAAGCGGGGTGGTTATGAATACGCTCACCGCCCAGCAGCAGGCCGTCCTGCAGGCCGAGGCTCGACGCCGCGTCAGGCTCGCGCTGGCCAAGATCGAGGAAGCACAGGGGCTGATCGGCGATGCATGCGCGACTCTCTCCACGCTGCGTCATGCAGCGCCTGAGTGGCGCGCCACCGGCGCGCTCTACGACAAGATCAAGGCCCACTGGTATCGGGTCCGCGATGGTCTGGAGTTCAGCAAAAAGGCCAGCCGCATCGCGCTCGATCCGCTGGCCAGCGAAACCCTGCTGCAGCGTCTGGCTGCTCAACCCGAGGTGCATGCATGAATCAACTGATGGTGAAATCCCCGCGTGGCCGCTACGTGAAGGCTGCCCCTGATGATGTGCTGGCCGCTGCGGCGCTGATCCATGCGCAGCAACTGCTCGGTACCAATCGCTTGGAAACTCCGGGGGCTGCACGCAGCTTCTTTGCCGAGGCGCTGCGCGGTGGCAACGCCGAGGTGTTCTGCATGATCACGCTCTGCAATCGCCATCGGGCGCTGCGGTTCCGCGAGGTCTTTCAGGGCACCATCGATGGCTGCTCCGTCCACCCGCGCGAGGTCGTGCGGCATGCACTGGCTGACAATGCGGCGGCGGTCATCTTCGGGCACAACCACCCGTCCGGGGTGGCCGAGCCGTCGCAGGCGGATCACCTGATCACCTCGCGGCTCAAAGAGGCGCTGGGCCTGCTCGATATCCGGGTGCTCGATCACCTGATCGTCGGGGCGGACCGGGTTACCTCGCTGGCCGAGCAGGGGGATCTGTGAACCTCGCCCTGTCGCTGGCCGAGCTGGAAGAGCGCTTTGCCCGTCAGGCGCTCGGGGATCTGCCCGCCAATGTGCCCCCGGAGGTCAGGAAGGCCGCTCAGGAGCGCCACCGGCTCGCCCGGGCGCGCTTCGACCGGCTGGCCGGGGATCAGATCCGGGCCAATGCGGCGCGCGCTGGGGCCGCGTGGAGGCTTTCATGAGCGCTGGGGATCTGTCGGCCATGGTTAACGCCGCATGGCGTCGTGGCCGCCGTACCGGCCATTTGGAAGGGTTTCTGGTCGGAGTTACGATCGGCGCCGTTACTGTCCTGCTGTTCGGTCACTGACCATGGAGGCTGCCATGCTCGTTGTGCTCTTCGCTTGCTGCGCCGCCGGAGCCGGAATCTACGTCTGCATCGCGCGCCCCATCCTTCGCGCGCTCGGGCTCTCGCCGGCCTAGAGGTAGACCCCCTGGTTGTATCCGCTCGGGGCGGTGTAAGCCATAGGCGTTGCGCCGAAGTTTGCGGTGGTCACGCGCCCGTTCGTGAAATAGCCCAGCGCTGGGTACACCGTCCCGCCCAATCCGCTGAACATTTCGCCGGTGCCGGCGACCGGGTCGCCCGAGAACGTGTTGTTCTTTCCGATCCAGATCTTGCCTGTCGTCATGTTCAGCGCGAACTGCAGGACGTCGCCATTGCCGATGTTAACGCCGAATGAGGTGCTACCGCTGTTGTTCCACTTCAGAGGACCGACGCCGCTCGCCTGCCATCCCCAGTCATTCGTTCCGCTCCCTACAAAGCTGGTCTGACTCAGCGTCGATCGGCCTGCCCCGAATATCTGCTCATTGAGAGCGCCAGAATCTGAGTGAATTTCCCAGTACCATTTTCCGGTGGTCAGGCCAACGGTCGCACGAATTGATCGCCACGCGCCCACCGCGGACGAAAGCTGCGACGTCAGGTTTCCGTTCGTGAGGGTAAAGTTTCCGCTCTGAGTCGCCGCGTCCCAGGTCGCATAGGTCACGCCGGCCGCAGCGAATCGAAACGGGTTCAACAAGAACCCGCGCTGCCGCCATTTCGCAACTGGCAGCGCGCGCAGCCTCATGTCTTGTGCCCGATGAGGTAGACCTTCAGCCCCTTCGCCGTGCCGTCACCGATCTGGTCGATGTCGATCGTGATCTCGGCGTCATCGGCAATGCTGCTATCGGATATCACCGGCGGCGTCGCTGCGGTCGTGCTGGTCTTCTCGGTGTTGTCGATGGTCAGCTTTGTCGACAGAAGAGTGGCGCCGCTTTCGTTGATATCGACAGTGAAGATGCCACCACCGCCGTTCGTCGCCTGGGCGGTGGTGAGGCTGGCGCGAACAGCGGTCAGCGTAAATGCAAAAGGCATGCGGAACGTGACCTTGGCAGTTCCGGCTGTCAGCGCGGTGGTCTCATCGCTGCAGGCAATTGGGATCGCAACTGTCGGCTCTCCGCCGCCGCCACCGCCACCACTAACGGCCGTCCATCCGCCTGGCGAGTTGTCGCTCCAGACGTATATCCCGTCGTCAGCGCGGTTGTGCACAACGCGAACCTGTTGAGGCTCGTAGAACTGCCAAGCGTCCGACTCAGCCACATACCTCGCGAGTTCATCATCGTGGCCAGCCCATGCCCCTGTGCCTCCGGCGTCGACAATGTAGGTGTCGCCATCAGATGAGCTACCGGGTGGCGCTGTCTCGGCCATCGATATAACGGACGCGACCGATCCGATCGCATCGAGGTCGTTGATGAACTGGTTTGTCCCGGCTTCCGGATCGGCGACCCCTTCTGGGAGATACTGAAATCCTTTATTTGGAGATTCACTCACGATTCGTCTCCTGCGCTATGGCGCGGAAATATACGCGTCGATGGTGGTGTCGAACACCTTGTGGCCAGTTCCCCAGCCCACTGCAATGTAAGGCGCTGCAACGACTACACCAAGAGCATCATGACCAATGTATCCATAGGTGTCGTCTGCGTTGATGAAATTGGCGACCTCTAGGCCCGTGGATATTTCGTACTTGAAGATGCCGAAGCCCGCAGGGGCATCATGTCCCGAATCGTTATTCTTGCAGTAAAGGTATATGAAATCACCGACAACCAAGCCACCAAGAGGGAAGCATCTAGTGTCTATCGTCTTATCGATCGTCCCGGTGTCTTTGTCGATCCGGAACACCTGTCCATCATGCGCTCCGCCCGTAATGTCCATAACCCAGAGCGTGTTCGGAGCGCTGAAGTCCCGGCCGTCAACGAACTTGTACGGTTGACGTCCTGCGGCGGCAAGCGATCTGACGAGGCTTAAATTATTCTCATCGAGTGCATCGATAGAACTTGTCGGATACTGGGTCTTTACAGCGAACAATTCCCCGTCTCTGTAGAGAAGCCCAGCGTACAGACTGGTGTTCGTAAAGAGCACGGGGCTTCCGCCGCCGGTGTACAGCCGGATCCTCATCATGGAGACGGTAAATCCGTCACTGAAATAGAGAACCTCGGGATCGGATGTGCTCCTAGCGATTCCAGTCATTTCCTCGCCTGTTGCGAGGTTCTGCGTCCGCTGCGCGACTGACGTTGCTCCTGGCGGGTAGTAGCTAACGGAGAAGTCGAGCCCCACTGCATCGTGGAAATCCACATTCACAAAGTACGGTGGCGCCGCGTCATCAAAGATCAGGCGGTTCGTGAGAATTCCACCACTCTCGAACTGCGACTCCTGGCCGATCAAGAACAGGTAAGCAGCGGGTGACGGCTCAGTAGGCCAGTAAGCGGGAGGCCCGTATCCGGTGATATCGTTGCCGGCCTCGACCTTTACTTGGAGGTCGGCATCCAATCCCGACACATCAACATCGATGCTACTAGCCGTCGTCGTCTGGACAATCGGTGCGTGCGTGCTATCGCTGACCGTCACCCGAAAATCCGTGAAGTGCTGGCTCATCGCCCTGGTCTTCCCACCACTTTTGCGGGTTATTCCAGACCATCTGATCGAAAGCGTTGTGGCCTGTAGCGTTACAGTGATGATCATCGGCTTGCGTTCTTTCTGGATCGCAGCGTTATAGATCACACTGGTCGTGCCACTAGCTGCGGTCATTCCCAGGGAGGTCACGCGGAACGTCAGCGGCTTGGTGATATCCGCAAGGTACGCGACCGCCAAATCTATGAGGCTTCGATCGAGAAGAACGAAGATATCGCCGGCAGCATGGAGCCTTCGAGTCGATCCTTTCCTGCCGCGCAGCAACCACGATATCTCCCAGAGTCCTGGTGAGACCTCCATCGCGTCTCGGAAGTTGATGAGCTCGTATCCATCGGTGGGATTGCCTAACGCTGCAAGGTTGGCCCGATTCAATACTCCCGCTCGGGTCGATGGTGTGAGGTCAGCACCCTCGGGTAGAGAGATCTGAACCGCGTTCACTTGATCTGGAAAATCCACGGGATGCTTCGCAAGCGCTGTGGCCAGAACTCCAATGATGGAGGAATCCAGCATGGTCCTGCTGTCCGGATACGTAGCACCGCCATCGCGCGAGATTTCAACCACGGCGCCTTTCCAACCAGGCAGCAATCCACCAACAGCGAGGTAAATGCCCAGACCAGCGACGTCGTCGGTATCCAGCAGCATCCCCACATCCATGCCGGCGAAAACGGTCGGGCCGACGAACGATGAAGGCGGTGGCACGGGAGGAATCGTCGGGATTCCCTGCACGGCGCTGGTCCAGATGCTCTGGCGATCATGAGCGCATTGGTAGATCTGGAAACCGTCCATGACCTCTTCGCGCTCGATACGCAGGCGCCGGTTCACATTGCTGACCGGAGCGATGATGTGATCTGCCGCAGTCAGCCTGAGTTCGCTATCGGGAAGCGGAATCCGTACCGTACCTCTCTGGCCCTCGATTGCTGCCTTATGGTTGATGCTGACGATCTGGGCCGCCTGGTCGGCACTCAGAATCACTGGAAGCTGCAGCGTGATTTCCCCAACCGCACGCCGATCTCCAGATCGGTAGCTGCTCTGCTTGTTCGGTGTCAGTCCACCGAGGATATCGAAGTACGTTAGGTGCATCGCGCGTGGCACTGTGATCGAGTCATCGCGCATGTCCGGCTCTACATCATCACTGTCCCCCTCATCGACCATCTGATCGTTCGTGTATGTGGCAACCGCATCCGCGCCGCGGCGAACAAATTTCACTACAGCATCGATCGACACCGGATCGAAGAAATGGGCTTGGGCAATCGCCTTGATCGCATCTATAGCCGGATACTGGTTCGTGATCGTGACGCCGAAGTTCTCAATGTCCGCGAGGTCGCTTACATCGATCTTTTCGGCTGGTAATCCCGCGCGGTCGCAGATCGCAGCTACCTGCTCTGCGGGACCGCTCGGTGGAATGTCACCGCCGCCCACGGAAAGCTCTTCTCGCGTCGGAAAAGTTACGCTCTGTGCCCCGGATCCACTTCCGTTGCCCCACGAATCATCCGTCACAGGTTGCGCCACCACTTCATCTCGCAGAATCTCTCCCGCGTAGGTGACTACAACGTATCGAAACGGAGGCGCAGAACTGCCTGGGCTTCGAACCTGAACGATGATGCGATCGGCCGTGGGCGTGAAGTCCATGTCATCGCCGGCGCCGCTTGTCGTATACAACGTGTCGAAGGTCGCCCCGCCGGGTATCGCAATATCCTTGTCCACCCTGCAGGCAATTTTTCCGCTATAGATGTCGGCCGTCGCGACGCTGTACTGAGTCGTATTTCTTGCGATCCCAGAGTCTGGGTTGGCGTCCCTGATATAGGTGCTGAACGGATTGCTGTCCTCTAGGAATAATTCCGGTGCCCCCTCGATACCACCAGCAAATGGGTTCAGGAATACAAACGAGTCCTCGCCTGGATCACCATCCGGCCCGGCCGCCCCAGAATCAGTTTCGACAACTGTTCCACCTGCGTTGGCAAAAATGTTGTAGCTGGTCACTCGCCAGCGCAGATCAATGGGAGGCCCCGTGTCGATATCGACTACGCGACGGTTGTATAGAACGTTGCCGTTCGTGACTCGCATCGCTGTGGCAGACACGGCCCCGAAGTTGCTGGTCTGAAACATCAGCGTGAAGTTGCCAATGCCAGTCTCGGGGTCCATCCAAACGATGCCCCACCTGTCGGATGACACCGAGTCCTGGCGCATCTTGAAGATGAGGAAGTTAGAGTAGTTCGGCGCCATGACACCTTGCGGCGTCAGCACATCAGAATCGCTGATGCCCAGCGTGTGGAATGACCGCAGTGTTTCCGCGCTGATGTCTACCGTGCCGTCCTTAAAGACCTTTACCCTGCGGGTTGCGATCTGCGAGGCCTTTGTGACCACGGAGTAATAAAGCGCGTAGTCGAGGTTCTCCTGCCTGGGAGCCCTGAACAGCGTTGTGATCTCGTTGAACTTGCCACCCGAGACCAGAGCATTTCCCAGGCCGTCGTATGTGGTGAACGTGTTCTGCCGCCATGCGATCACGCCGACGTCGGGGACCGGCACAAGCGGTAGACCATTGACTTGGAAAGTCCACTGCGGAATTGCGCCGCCGAGCGCAGTGAGATCCTCATCGTGGGCAACCATGTAAACCGTGCCCCGGTGTGCTGGGGTGGTACCGACTCCGAAGATGGCCTCGAGGTCTGGGTCCGGGGTCTGATCGAATGTGCCGAGGTAAAGGGTGTACTTCTCGAGGAATGCCGCATTGCGCGACGGCATAGTGAGGCCGAGGATCAGCTCCTGCTCTTCATCGAATGTGGAATCGGTGGCGTCATAGACCAGCTCGTTATTCCGCCATATCCTGCGGAATCCAGTGATTGGCCCCTCGCACACTCCAATCGCGTAGGTGCGTGAAACCGTTTCCGACACCACTTTCGGGCCGCCCTTAGCAGACTTCTTATGCTTCGTGATGACGGGCTGCCCGGAAGCGATGATATTGCCCGGCATAGGCACGCTGACACCCATGACGATCGGGATCGGGCCGCCCTCCTGCGAGGTCTGTGCTGGAATCTCACCGATCTTTGGACCCTGGATCTTCTGGGGATCCACAAGGCTTCCGACAACACTGCCTATGGCATAGCCAAGCTGTGGGTACCCGAAGAAGGAACCCACCGCGGCACCTCCGAATGCGAGGACGGTTCTTAGGCCCATGCGTTATTCCAGCTCGGTCGGTAGCAGTCCACGAATGCTGCGACGAGGATCTTACTGAAACTCTGCTCAACGCAGCCGTTCACAATGTTCGAATGGATCAGGGATAGGCCGCCGCTCGGGTGGTTGGCCGCGATACCAACATGCGTCGGGGGTCCATTTCCCCACCGGAATAGCGGAACATCGCCCTGGCGCATCGATCGAAATCCGCCGGGCACCGGCGGACCGAAGCGCCGCTGGAGGCCGGCCCGCAGCAGGCCATCGATCGGCTCCTGGCTGTAAATTGGCTCATCCTCGAATGGTAGGCCGGCATGCGCTGCGGCCAGCACGAGAACGCCCAGACAGTCCACTGCCCAAGGTGTCCGCCCGTAATGCCTCCAGCGTGCGCCCACCAGCTTCCGCCCGCCATAGACAAACAGTTCGGCGCTCATGTCGGCGTCGCGTCCGTGATCGGCCCGCCTGGTATCTGGGTATTTGGCGTCTGTCCCGCCACGCCATCCCCCACAGGAATCAATGGCTCGCCCTTGAAGTTGTCACCATTGGCGTTGATGGTGATGCAGTCGTCTTCGTAAATCTTCCCGCAGTCCCTGCGGTGCCGGTACTCATCACCGATCTGGATCGGGTACGGCGTCGGCTCCAGCAGCGTGAACGCGAGAGCATCCACCGATTCCACATCGAACTCGCGGCCAGCATTGTCGCCGGTCAGAAACTGCACCTTGCTGGGATAGCTGGTGCGGACCAAGGCTGCCGCGGCATCGCCCGTAAACAGAACATCGCTCTCCGCCCCCACGGTCGCAACCGTCCCATAAGTCCAGAGCGCAGAGATATCGACACCGCATCCCTTGCGATTGTTGTTAGCTGTCGGCTCTCCATACGTGGCGCGGCATGTCCTGCTCCACACCGTTCCGATGGGCTGCTTCAGTCGCATCACGTAGGACAACAGCTCGGGCATCCATAGCGTGTCGTACTTCAGGCGAACCTGACCGATATCGCCGGCATCGAGGATCAGGTGCCTGCCGGTGGTGAGGTCGTTGAAGTTCACTACATAGCAGACCCACTCGGCATCATCCAGCGCCCCCGCGCGCACCATGTCCTCGGTTATGCCATCGACTGACTCAGCGAGCAGCGCCGAGGCTTCCGCATTGGCTACGCTGAACCCCAGATCGGCTGCAATGGTTGTCGGATCGAAACCGTTTGCAGCAGCATAGGTCACCGCTCCATCACCGCCGCCATCGTCATATTCAATATCACGATCGAGGGAACAGATTCCGAATACCAGGGCCGGGGAAACGTTGCGATTGAAGACCTTTATCAGCCTGCAGGTCGTGGTCGCGGCCTGGTTCATATGCGTCTGCAGGTCGGCCTGGACGCTTCGGCTCATACGTCGATGTCCTCGACCAGCGGCACATCGCCAGTGAGTAGCAGTGCATCATCGCCACCGTCACCGCTTTTTTCGTCTCCAGTAAATGGCAGCTCATCAACTTCAAACATCATCGGCACATCGAACTGCCCGCTCCATCGCAGAATGGCTCCGTTGGCCGCCGTGAACGTTGCAACTCCGACTGCACTGACCACCGCCGACACAGGCACGCCGTTCGCTGTGACGATGACCGTCCCATCCACCGGCTTTCGAATATTGCGCGCAATATCCGTGGCTCCGAAGGCGTAGGTTTTGATGAGCTGCACGGACTGAGGCGCGCCAGTTCCGAGAACGGGCAGCAGCTCATTGTTGGCCTTGAAGTCCGACCAATCCTTGACCCTGAAGCTGTGAACGCCGCCCAGGCACGCATTAAATGCGTTGATCACCTCGGCGTGCTTTTCGATCGTGAGGTTCCGGTACAGCATCGTCAGCCTATACAGCGGCCTGCTCCGAAGTGGATTGCGCCTGGTAACACCGGACTTCAGGGGAATCCTTCGCGTGCGCCAGGTCGGCGCCATGGCGGATCCGAATGTCGCACACTCCAGCAGGCGCTCTTCGATGAACATCAGGCTAACCTCGAGGCGGCGCGCTGCCGGCGGGATTGATTCAGATCAATCTGCCGTATGGTCCGCTCATCCACCTTGCCCTGTACGTAGAAATTGTTCGTGGTCTTGCCGCCCCAGCCCATTCCATCGCCCCTGGGATGGAACGTGCCGGGCTCGCTTGGCGCGAAGTATTCGGGCTGCGCTCCGGTGCCGATCTTGTAGACGCGGCCGCGCTCCCCACTTCCCCCCACATCACGGCTGCCACTGAAAATGTTCTTTCCCAACCAGTCCAGCGCTCCGCCCAGGAATCCTTCACCTGAACCGCCGCCGCGCTGCCCAAACAGCGCGCCTGCAATATCTGAAGCCAGAGACTTCGCCACCATCTGGTCGATGAGGTGTTCGAAGTTCTTGAGTATGTTATCGAAGTGACCATGCATGGCATCCTCAATGCCGCCCTCGATGATATCCGTGCTCTGATGGACAAGATCTTGAATGGCCTTGCCCACATAATCGAACTGTGCCACCAGCTTGTCGCCGATCTTTTTCGCTGTTACCTCAACTTTCGGCACCAGCTCATCGAAGCCTTCGTTAAATCGCTTCGTATATTCATCGGCGCCAATCTTTCCGGACGCATACAGCTCGTTCAGCGCCGACTCCAATTGCGCGAACTGTGCGAGCTGCTTCTCGGTCGTGGTCTGTGACTCTTTGTCCAGCTCGTCATAGAACTTTCGCATCGGAGTTTCGAGGCCGAGCGGATCCTTTCCGGCCGTAATGCGGATATCGGCCAGCGCCGGATCTTTGCGTGGATCGTAGGCTGCCATGGTGCTGCGCGGATCCAGCGGCTTCGGGGCACCAACCGGAATCACTGGCCCTGTGGCACCACTGCCTGACCTCGGCGTCCCGAGACCATCCTGCAGCTTCTTCAGCGCCGTCAGCTTCTGGATCTGGGCGTCGTAGTCCTTTACCAGTTGCTTCGATGTTTCTAGTGCCGCGGACTGCTCAAGCGCTGTGGCATCGAGGTTCGCGCCGCGCGCGTCAATGCTCTGTTGGCGTAATCGCTGCAAATCCTCGATGCGCTTGGAGAGCTGTTCCGACGTCATACCCGCCGGGCCAGCCACCAGCTCGCCGAAGAACTCGCCGAGATCCTTGGCGAATGCGCCGATCGCGGCCACCGCCTTCGCCGTCCATTCAATCAGCGTGGCAAATCCGGTAATGATGGTCTCAAATCCTTTTTTTACCTCATCGCTGTTCAGAACGTCCGTCAGCGAATTGATCGCCGCAGTTGCGTCTTCCATTCCGCCCTTGCCTTCGAGCAGATCATTGAAGCTGTTTTTAAGGCCCTGAATTGCGCCGCCGAACGTATCTCGCGCGGCCAGCGCAGCGCCGCCATATCGCTTTTCCAGTTCCTCGATGATGATGCCCTGTGCCTTCGCGGTCTGGCCGGTGTCCACCAGATCCTTGATAACCTTCTGCTGCTGCTGACTGAACACGACACCGGACCGCGCCAGCTGTGTCATGCCCTTTTCTGGACTCTCGAGCGCCTTGCCCACCAGCATCGCGGCGTCGCCCAAATCCTTGCCCAGTGCGGCCGCCAGATCCAGCGTCGCCTGGGTGGCGCCCGTGAAGTTGACACCGCGAATCGACTGGAAACGCAGCAGCAGCTGCTCCGCTCCCATGATCGCTTCATCATCGTAAGTGCTGAACTTCTGGAGCTCGCCCGCGAGATCGGCCAGCTGCTGCGTCGTGAATCCCGCAGCACCGCCGCTGGCCTTCACTGCGTTGTCGAGCAGCGCGAACGCATGCTCGGCTTCAGCCGTAGCATCAATGATAGCCTTGAAAGTCACGGCGCCGGCGAGCCCGACCAGCCCAGCCTTGATGCCGCTGCCGAAGCTCTTCCATTGCTTATCGATGCTGCCCAGCAGGGTCTGCTGGTCGCGGCTGAATTTGTTCAGCTTGCGGTTCGCGTTATCTAGGCCCTGTTGATACTTGGCTGTCTGGGCTTCGAGAGCAACGACCAGGCGCGCGAGATCGGTCACTGTTTTTTCTCCGGCTTGGCGGGTTTCGACATGCGGAACAGTGCGCGGATGAAGTTCGTCACCCGGTTCGGTGCGTCCTGATCCCGCCGCCGGATCATAAACCGATCCATGTCAACGCGCGCCCCGCGCTTCAGGTACGGCTCGGCGAAGGCTCGGCCAAGGATGGCGACATGCAGGTTGTCCCGCCACGGTCCCCATGGCTCATCCAACCAGTATCGCTCCCACTTGTGATAGGCCGCCGGCGTGAGGGACTCCAGCATCTCTTCCACCGTGCGGCCAAGCAGCGACGCTAGGCGATGGTCGAAGAGCTCACCCGGCGGCAGGCTGTGGGGCTTCGGGTTCCTCGGGCTCCCCGGCCAGCTCGGCGGCCGTGGGATCGTCTGGCTGCCCGTTGGCAAAGCGCAGGATCTTTCCCAGCAGCGGCTGGCTCACCCACTGCATGTCGGCCAGCTCTCCCGCCTCTTCATCGGTCAGGTCGAACTTGCCATCTTCCCGGGCGAGGCACTCCTGCAAAAACCCCAGCATGGCGCCGCGCGGATCCTCGACGCGACGCGCCTGGAAATCCCGAACGGTCTTCATGCTGGGCTGCCTGATCAGGTACCCCTCTTCCAGTACCGTGACGTTGCGGGTCGGCCGCGTGGAACGCGCGGCGTCGACGGGGTTACGCATCGAAGCCCACGCGCGTGACCCCGCCGCTGATCTTGACCGTAAAACTCAGCTGGACCTTGTCGCCGACAGGCGGCTGAAGAGCCCAGTTGATCAGGGCGCCGCCCCATTGCAGGTACATGACCGCCGGTGAATCCTTCGACGCGAAGCGGAAATTCACGTTTGTGCCCGCATCCCAGTGCGAGAACAGGTCCGACTTGTCGGCCGCTGCCTTGATGAGGTTCATCTGCAGCGTCACTTCGTTGCCCTCGCGCAGGCCGCCGATGAAGGTCCGAGCGTCATCGCAGTACGTGGTTACATCGACCAGGGGTTTCGCTT